TCAACCGCTACAGACATTTCTTTGGGGTCTAACTTACAAATGAGCGGATCTACATTAGATGTCAATACTTCTAATCTTTCAGGTTCTTTTCTACCATTATCTGGAGGTACTATGAGCGGTATTATAAACCAACCCATAACACCATTAAATCCTAATGATTTGGCAAATAAGGCTTATGTAGACTCTCAAGTCGGTGGTGGAACTCCAGATGCTACTACCTTGGTCAAAGGAAAAATTCAGTTAACCGGTGATTTGGGAGGTATTGGCACATCCGCAGCATCACCCGTTATTTCTAATTTAGCTATTACAAATGCTAAGCTAGCAAATCTGAGTGGTACAAGTCGACTTAAAGGAAGTTCATCATCTTCTTCAGCTGCTACTGACATAGTTTTAGGATCTAGCTTAGAAATGAGCGGTAGTACTCTTAATGCTATTTTTCCCAATGCTCCTAATGTAGTCGAATTTACCGGCGGCATTACCTATCCCACTGTGACTGGGATAGGTATGACTATGATAACATTTACCTCATTTACAGCTTTCGTTAGATATACTTATTTAGGTACAAATGTACGTGAAATTTGGACTTATCCTGGTGGAACATATACACCTACATGGCGAAATGGAGCGACGCAGCAGTTGGTTTATGTAGCCTTTGTACCAGACTATACAACAATTAATACCACAAAATCTTTTAGGATAATTGAAACCGCGTACTATAGAAGTTTTCAGTTACAGGATGTTGGAGAGATGGTTTTTTATACTGTCGCGACTAGGGATACAGGTACCACATTATTTACAGTTTTTACTAGTTTTATGCAAGGTTATTGTGGTAATACATACCATGACAAAGTTTTAGTATTTACTACAGGTAGTCAAAGACTAAATTCATCTTCTTATGGTGTAACACCTGAAAGTTCTAATTTTGGAGCTGTTATAGGACCATATTTACGTGTAGCTTCTGGAAGTGCTTTAACAGCTGGTAGAAACTATTTTAATGATATATTTTCAACATATGTAGTCCTTAATGATCCTTTCGTACAAGGAGCATCTTCGGTCTCAGATGTTCTTATTACTGGAAGAGGAACTAATGGTAATGAAGGCCAGCAATTTTTTAGAGGAAGAAATATTTTTGCTAAAGTTTTAGGGTTATCTACAACCATAATTTATGAACCAATCAATGCAAATTCTACATCCGATTATGTTATTGTTGCTCCCATGAAGTGGACATATTATAAACTGCTTGTAAATCCAGGTATAAGAACCATAGTAATACAACCCCATAGTATTGGAAACTATAATTCTGCGGCATCCGCCTTATCTTCCACTCATATATATGATACAGTTCCATATAATTCGTATGATAGATGGATTCCAGCACTTCACGTAGGATATATGGCTTTAAATGGTTCTTTTAATCTTAATCGTAATTGGTCAGATGTTTTAAATACAGGTTTGTATATATTTTATGATAGAAATAAGGTGCAAATTGCACCTTAAATTAAATTATAAAAAGTCCCAAAAATTTTCAAAAAATCCCTATACCACCCTAGGATTTTTTTATGGTTTTGATTTTTATGGTTAATTCAACCATAAAAATCAAAACCATAAAAAATCCACTTTTTGATTTTTTATGGTTTATTCAACCATAAAAAATGCAAGATTGAAATAAATTTAAAAAAATGAAAATAATAAATGTCTTACTCATATGTATCATCGTCAGATTTAGATCCTGATTTTGACCTTAACCTGGATATATTAAATGTTAGGGTAGACTCTTCTTCTAAAAATGTGCAAGTGTAAGATATTTCTGCTCGTTTGAGCATTCTTATAAAATTTTGTTTTTGAACACAATATTCACCATCATATCCAAACCATTCCAAGACACTCGGAACAAAACTCTTTCATTTTTAATGCTTAATCAAGCATTAAAAATTTATAATACTTTACTTACTTAAACTCTTTTTTTATGACCGATATAAGCTTAGACTCAGACATGTCCCCTAAAAGTATATCATCATCTTTAAAAATAAATTTAGTTTTTAATGTTGATGTATTACCATATTTTTGTTTCAATTGTTGATAAAGGTTCTCTGTAGGTGTATAATCTAGTTTTAAAATTATTTCAGTCAATTTATCCATATTTTTGAGGTCTTTAATACGTTGTTTACATTCTCTTTTTGAACCATAAATAATTTGATATTTATCGTTTATTCGAATTAGGTACAATCTATCCTTTTCAATTTCAAAATTTGGTGCAAATAAATCGTTTAGTTGTATGGTAAGTTTCCTCTTTGTTGTTCGATCATTATGATGAATTTTAGTAAAGTCTTTTAATCCAAACAATACATCTAAAATTTGATCGATTGGATTAATGAGACGAGACATGTAATATAAATAATCAAGGTGTAACACATCCTTATTTTTCTTGTAATAATTTAAACTTTCAATTTTGGCCGATTGTTTATCCTTAAGGTCATCCGTTTCCAAGATTACAAACTCCATACGACTTCCCTCGTTGCATATTTGTCCACGTCTACGTATTTTTTCCAACAACTGAATATGAGCGGGTAATTTATCCAAATACCAATTAGTCTCTTCTTGTGGTGTATTGATACCTTCTTGTTCTCGAATTTCATCAGTTAAAAAAGGAACATTGTATTGACCAAGATTGGAGCGATGTAACCCTTTTTCGTTTTGAAAATATTGTGGTTGTAAGTTACCATAATCTCCAGTTGATTTTGTAATGATAAAATCTTCTACTGGAAGCTCATGATTAAACATAGAATTAATGTTATCTATCAAAGTGGTGATGACTTTATCTTGTAATACATTTATTGGTTCTGTATTGTCAAAGATGATTTTAATCATGTTTTCATAAGTGTTGCGGATAAAGGCGCTGTTATCCCTACGATTGAGTAGCACTCCTCTTTTACCAATTTCTGGTTTAACGGTACCATCTCGAAGAGCGGTTTTGTACATGTAACGTTTTTTGGTTAAAATTAAAAATTTCGTATATATGGCTTCTTCAAACTCTAATTTCATAGGAGAAGGAAATAATGATGAAATTTCAGCAGCGACTTTAATTGCAAAATCCCAAAGCTCTTTGTGATCCTTAATTTTAGGAAAACTAAAGTAATTTGAGTCAGTATCACCATAGACTAGCTCTCCACCATAATTTTTCTTTCCATATTCTGCTGCTTTTAAGATATTTTCTCGACCTTTATATGTAATGGACATTGCAATAGGCATAAATGGTAACATTCCAGCTTTAACACCTGTAATACCATACATAGAGTTGGCCGAAACCTTGTAGGCAAGTTGTCTCTGATTTAAAATAGAGATGGTGGTTTCCAAATCTTTTCTTTCATGTTCATCGGTTATAGATTTAAGCTTTGTTTTAAGCTCTCCCATTTGTTTTCTTGTTTCTTTACGCGCGTCAAGCAATGATTGTACTATAGTAGGTAAGACTCCTGTAAATTCCGGATATTCTTCTGAGGTCTTTAAAAACCTATATTTTCTTTTTTCACACATTACATTTTTATTTAAACTTTTGGTTATATCTGACCTCTCTTTTCTATATTGAGATATTAAGGTCTTATCATCTTTAGTTTGTTTTTTATTTTCAGTCAATTTATCTATGGTTTTAGTAAGCTCAACTTTTCTAATAACTTTAGGATCGTGTTTACATGCTATATGGTCTTCCCATTCCATAACATGACACAATTCATCCGGTATTGAAGGATCGAACGCGCACGTGGTGTAGTCAAGGTTGTAAGAGATGATAATCGAAGGGTATAAGGAACAATTATGGAGGATTGCACCATTACCTACAAAGTTATGTACTTGCGCTACTTCTATATCATAAACTTCTATTTTTGTATGTGGTATTATATATTTAACCATAAATTTAAGAGTTGGACTAACAGTATCTAAAGACTTAACAGAATATTTTTTTTCTTTAACGGAAGTTGCAAACCACTCAGATGCACCAATTTGATCGATGTAGTCAGAAAACGATATAAATTTTTTAGCATGTAAAGATAATTTTCGAGGACGATCTGCGTGACGTTTTTGTTCTCCGCGTTGATATAACAGCTCTTTCTTAGAAATATAAGGAATAGGGTCAAGTATCGGCATTTTATCCAGTTGTTTATAAACTTGTTGGAAACATGGATCAAAAGGTGATATACTACCTGTTTTTCCCAACTTTTCTTTTATGGTCATTTTTTCCATTAGTTCATTTACTGAGTCTAATGCAAAGTTATAGTGCTTTCTAACCTTATTTTGAAACTTTTGGTAGCTACTCGCGGCATATAATCTATTACTCTTATTTATACAGTATCTAAAACCTATTTTATCTTGAAATTTACAAATATCCGATATATTAAACGCGAGGATGCAATTAACCCTAAGATTTTTAGCCTCGTCTTTTGGTTTAAAATTTACAGCATTAACATATTTAGAATCTTGAACAGTTGTTTGAATGTCAAATAAAGACAGTAATTTACTAAGATCATGAAATGTTTTGACTAAATCGTCTTTCCAAGTGAAGATAGTATCCCATTTAAAAGATATTGTGAATAGTTTCGATTTGGACATGTGAGGCGCTGTTCCATCACCTCCAAATAATCCCCCAATAAATTCTCTCAAAATGCTTAGAGGGCAGTTTTTCTTCATTAAAAATTCCGGTAATTTAGTTGCTTGAGCCGACCTTTTACCTATCATGACCCCTGGTATACTCTCAAACATTCGAGAAACAACACTTGGGATACTGACATGTATACAAGTACCTTTCGGAGTAATTCTTTGTCTACATCCAAAACTAGTGTATTTAAGATCGGTTAGAATAAGCTTTAAATCATCCATAAATAAGTTTGCATCTAACATGGTCCCAAAATATGCTTCTGACATAACTCTAGTTTTATTAATATATATTGAACCATCGGCTAATACATACCCCAAAACTCTACAAAATGCAAGTGTTCGAGACCTTTCAAATAATGTTTTAAAATTAAAATTAAATTCAGATGTGTTAAGGATCCAAGGCTCCTCTTCTTTGTAGTGGATATCTTCTGGTTGTTCTATACCACATAAAATACGATTGTTTAGTAAATTTTGAGCTTCGCACCAATCTCCATTTTCTAACATAAATTTATGGTCTGGTGTAGTTATTATTTCTCTCCCATCTTGTAATACAACTTTTATGGTTTCTTTAAACCCTTTTTTCTGTAAATTTCCTACAACGGAAGATTGTATAATTTTGTCTTCTTTACATCCATAAACTTGCTGATTGTTGGTGATATCTTGAATTTTTATAGAAGTGCCATTAGGCCTGGAAATTAAAGTATCTCCGGCAATACAAAAGTCCAATGGAACCACATTTTCATAAAGTCCTGGTTTAGGGTCAAAAACATATGCACCGACGTAACGTTCGTTTTCAGAGACTACATAACCATCTTTTTCCGGTACAATTTTATTTTCTAAACAATATTTGTAAAGGTTTGAATATACCTTAATTTGTTGTCCTTTTGTAAAGAGAACAATCATAGGTACATTGCATACCGTAGCCATTTCAGATAGACCATACCATACATTAAGCTTTTCAAATAGCTTGATTACAAGCATAGAATCCTGAATACAATATTTACCACATATTGACATGTATTTAGATGAGCGTTCACCATTGTTTTTAATTCCCTCATTATAACAACGAAAAATACTTGTAGGGTCTAAATCATCCTTTGTTTCGCCAATAAAATGAGCGGAGACCGTTTTAAGCTTATAGTCGTTCAATTTAAAGTCGCGTTGCACAACAGGTAAAAGATCAATATACAACCTACCTTCGCAATCTAAATAACGAAATTGTTGATTTTTATAAGCTGAAGAAGACCATTTAATTTCACGTTGGATACCGGGTTTATTTTTGGGAAAGCCTTGTTGTGACCAGTCAATATAAATTGCTTTATGGTTGGCTCGATCCATTAAATATGGTATATCGAAATTAAAAATATTGTAACCAATAATAACGTTGGGATTTTTTTCATTTACAAGGTCCCTAAACCCCATTAAAAGTTTTTGTTCTGTTGTGTAGGCTTTGATGTTCGCACTGACTATTTTTTCAAGTGGATTTCCAAGAGATAAAAGATATTTTTCGTGAGTATTGCTACCCAATACAGAAAACACACATGAAATCTGAAACACCACGTCTCCGGGACGACTTGCTTTAGGCATAGTTACCTGGTCTTCAGAATTTACCTCCAGATCAAAGCTTAAAATAAGAGGTTTTGGAATTAGGGTTTTATCAGACCTACAAATGATATCGTATGGTTTAAAAGTTTTGTCGTTCAAGTTAACCAAAAATTCTCTAGTACAATAAGTAAATTTGTATTTGTCTTGAAGTATTTCTTTACCATTAAATTTAATCCATCCAGCGGTTGGTAAATCGTATTTTGAAGTTAATTGAAGCCTAGGGCATGCGTCTTGTCCATGTACGTTAAATTTAAGTAGTCCAAGACCATAAATGTTTTGTTTATTTTTAAACTTGTTTACTAGGTCAAATTTAAGAGTCTTGAATGATTGACATGAGCATAAAAGAAAAGGAAAAAGTTTATGGGCATATCTGCCTTTAGTTTGTCTTAAATTGGCTCCGTATAATTTACGTCTAAATTTTAAGCTTATTTTAACGTTTGGAAAAAATAATTGAAAATAATGGTTCAACATTTCCATTTTTTCAGGTTCTTTCCAATTGATATGAGTTGGTAGCTCAATCCAAACGAAACATTGAAATCCGTTGATACTAACACATACATTATTGTTCTGGTCATCAAAACCATAAACTCGAATGAATGTTTCATCTTGTTGTTCTTCGTCGATATGCCACGAATAGGCATAGAACTCTATAGTTTGCATATTACTTGTTAGACTATTCATCTTTATATTTGTTATTTTTCATATAAAAAATTTCATTTTTTACTTTAATGGTTAAAATAACCATTAAAGTATTAGTATAATTGGAAAGATGGGTTAAAAAGTTTATTTAAACATCGCGTTTAGAGTCGTTAATGACCTTCATTTCTTCTATCAATTTTTCCTCTGTTATGGCTTCGTTCAAGTCTATATTATTGCCTTTAAATACAACATTTTTAGCCTTCAATTGTTCTTTAATTCGAGTGTACAGATTATTAAAAATTTTATTTAGACATCGCGTTTAGAGTCGTTAATAACCTTCATTTCTTCAATCAATTCTTCTTCTGTTATGGCTTTACCCAAGTCTATATTATTACCTTTAAATACGACATTTTTAGCCTTCAATTGTTCTTTAATTCGAGTGTACAAAGTTTTTGAATTTGGATTACATTTAAGGTCTAAGAGAACTTCAAGATTATTTTGTCTTGCATAGTTTTGAGAAGTGGCAATGTAGATAACTTGGGTTTTCTCTCTTTTTTGGTCATCTATAAGAAGATCTTTGAGTAGTAAAATATGGTCCTCGTTGTCTTTTATTAGACTTTTAACTGAGATTCTTTAAATTTATGGGTATAGGCGCCATAAAGTTGGACCAATTTTTCAAGTTGTAGGTAATATTTTCTAATCTCTTTAGACCTCTTAGTAGTCAAGCACATTATTGCTTCTTTAAAGTTATCCGGCTCCATTAATAACCATCGCTTTCTTGGCTTATCAACAGGGCGCATTCGATCCACTTCTTCTTGTATTTTTGGAAATTGTTCAATTAAAGGGTCTTGATAGCCTATTTCCATGTATTCAATATTATTTCGATCCAAAAGATTTATAAATGCTTGTTTCTGTAATTTTCCTACACCTTCATAACCTAACCATTCAAATAGCGATGCATATATATATATGCATCGTTGTCCATTTAAACTATCCCATAATACATCGAATCCTATGTTATCTTTAATCTCAAAATTCACTTCTTTTATAAAGGTTAATATATCCATCAACTCTTCAGAACTCTTTTCAAGAGCCAATAATACTCTATTGTTGTTATAGTAGTTTTCCATCTTTATTGTTCTATTTTTTGTAGAAGAAAATTCAATTTTATTTTAAACCGCTGTCGACACATGTAGACGGCACTTGTTAATCATAAACCTGCCAAAAGTAGTCAAACATGGTCATATTAAGCTTGAATTTGGTCACTTTTATAAATTCAAGTATGTCGATGAGACTAGCGGTTCTTTTCAAAGCTTTCTTGACTCGTGGATCTGATGGTCCATTAACTTCATCAACTTTAATTTCCAAGAATGTGGTTTGCTCAACCACGTGTTCAGAGAGCATAATAGTAATAGTACTTTAATGGTTAAAATAACCATTAAAGTAAAAATTTTATTTAAACATTGCGTTTAGAGTCGTTAATGACCTTCATTTCTTCGATCAATTCTTCTTCTGTTATGGCTTCATTCAAGTCTATTATATGAAAAATTTCAATTTTATTTTTTCTAAAAAATTTTTAAGGCTTAAAAATAAATAATTAATTAAAACCATTTTAAACCATACATTTTATAATTTATTGGTTTATACAATTTTGTCCTAATTCAAACAGGTAATAAATATGATTGAACGCAGTCTAGCCATAATATTTAGTTTGTTAGTGGGCCTTTTAGGCTATGCATTTACTATAAAAAAGAAAACTATTAAGGAGAAATTTTTACCTCCGATGACTTATAAAGTCGATAGAGTCGCAGCCCCCAACGAAGATTTTGCACACAAGGGAGAATTTTGGTCTGTTCCAGGTACATTCCAGTCGTTGGTAGCGCCAAGATCTGCCAGTGTTCAGTATGGATCACAGATACAATATAATTTACCCCCAGAAAGTCTACTTGCCTACAGATCAGATACACCGTTTGCTAACGATGGGCTTTTGCTTACTACTGGGGAAGGAGACATTGTTCAACCGGTAACTTATGACCGATTTATGTTCTCCAATAAACGCTCTCGTCTAAGGGAACACGGAGACCCTATTCGAGGAGACTTACCAATTATTCCACACAATTCTGACTGGTTTAGACCTTCGGTTCAACCACATATAGATCTTAAAGAAGGGGCTATGCAAGTTATGGGTGGATTTGATAATGATACAAATAACCAATTGTCTACTTTGATGGCAGCTTCAGCTGGAAATGCACTTCAAACATTTGGTGGTATGAATTTTAGTGGTGAAGATGGTCTTTCAGCTCACATGGGAGCATTTATGAGATCTCCAGTATATGATAGTTCAAGTAGCTCAAATATAGGTAATACTGACGCTAATTTAATGAAATTTATGAGTGCCGCTCCTCAAGGTTCAAACCTAGTCCAAGGATTCTCTGCAACTGGAATGGTACCACAATACGCCACAGCGAGTAATTTAGGTGTATTTTCATCCATGGGAATGGTACCACAATCAGCTGTACAAATGGAAAGATCTGGAGATATTAATGTTATGCGAGGTTAAAATAAATTTTAACTTAAATAAATGGGGGCTATAAAAATTTTTCGGGCACTTGTCTTGATAATTGTATCTATATTATTTTTTATTTCACAGACAACAAGTCATTCATGTGATTATAATACTTGTTATCATGCGTGTTATGGTCTAGGACAACCATGTGTTGAAAGATGTTATAATAATTGTATAAAAGGCTAGGTTTTTAAATCTTTTATGCTCTAAAAGCATAAAAGAAAATATTTTTATTGGTTTTATCTAAATTGTTTTATAATAATGAGTCATTCATTCAATAAAACAACTCAAAACTCAAATAATAAATGGAGTTTCAATTACATGATTTTCTACCACTATATAATCCTGTTCAAACAGTAGGATTTGATAGGGATATAAATAGCCTTATAGAATTTACAAAATATAAATTGCCTAGAGAAGAAGAGTTTCCTCAACATCCAGGAGATTTAATGTTTCACCAAAAACTTGTATCAAATTTTATAAACCCAAACACACCATATAATGGTCTATTATTGGTTCATGAAATGGGAACGGGTAAAACATGTACATCTGTGGCTGTGGCTGAAAGATTTATACAAACAAAGGAATCGACTCCATTATCCGAGTCGATTCCACAAACTATACTTAAAAATATTGTAGTGCTTACCAAGGGAAAGGGACTTCAGAATAATTTTATCAATGAAATTGCCAATGTTTGTACGGCTGGGCAATACCTTCAAAATTTGAATAAATTTTCAAAGAACCGCACAAATCAAATTAAAAAAAATGTTAAGGTAAATTATACCTTTAATACATTTGAAGTTTTTGCTAAAAATTTACAAAAAATGAGTGAGGTTGAAAAAACCTTAACATATGAAAATAGTCTTTTCATAGTGGACGAGGCCCACAATCTAAGAACTTCAGATCCGGAAGAAAGTTTAATTTATCACGAATTTTATAGTTTGTTCGAGCTTTTAAAAAGTCGAAAAATTTTATTATTGACAGGGACCCCGATGAAAGACAAACCAGAAGAAATAGTCGACTTATTTAATCTAATTTTAAAGGAGAAATTAACCATACAAGATTTAGAAAGTCCTGAAATTTTTAAACAAAAAATAGCTGGGTATGTATCTTATTTAAGAGCTATGATGTCAGATGTAAATCAGATAGAACAAGGCCAAAAACTAGGCAGTTTATCTCATTTTAGAGTTTATCCTGTTATAATGGATAAATTTCAAGCTGAATCGTATCTTTCCGCACAGGCGAAAGATAACCAGGAAAGGTCTATTTTTATCCATTCACGTCAAGCCGCTTCTATGGTTTTCCCGGACAAAACATATGGAAAGGTTGGTTTTGATAAAAATATTGTACAGACAAACATAGGATTTAAGTTTGCCAATCCGAGCATTAAACAAGAATTACAAACTAATTTGCAAAAGTACTCGGTAAAATATGCCAGTCTTATAAAAAATCTTAACGACGACAACGCTGCCGGACGATTATCTTTTGTTTTTTCAGAGTTTGTGAAGGGGTCGGGTTTAATATTATTGGGTCTTTTGCTCGAGTTGAATGGTTATACTAAAGCAACGGCTGAAAACGATTTTTCCAAACCTAAAAAAAGGTATGCTATATTCACAAATGAAACAACTAGTGATAGCCAAACTCGAAAGATTATTTCCACCTTTAATATGCCCAAAAATAGTCAAGGCGCATACATTTCTGTTATTTTGGGATCACGAGTTATTATGGAGGGTTTTAGTTTTAAAAACATCCAATCCGAGTATATTTTAACGCCCCATTGGAACTATTCAGAGACGAGTCAAATTATCGCCAGAGGTTTGCGTTTAGGGTCGCACAATGATCTTTTAAAAATGGGTATTATTCCTGAAGTTAAAATATACCATTACGTTGCCATGCCGCATTCAAAAAATATTAAAGACTCAATTGACCTTAAAATGTACGAACTTTCTGAATCTAAAGATTTTCAAATTCAAAAGGTTATGAGATACCTTAAAGAAGCTGCATTTGATTGTGAATTAACTAAGGCTCGCAACATTGTACTAAATCCAAATTTAATCAATAGTAGAAGCTGTGAGTATTCCACATGCGAATACAAATGTGATAATGCGATAACTAATTTTAATGGTGAAAAAGACCGTAATTATTACATTCATTATTTTAGAATGTCTCAAGACTATCAATATTTAAAAAATTTTATAATTGAAAAGGTACTACAACACCCTATAACTATTGATTATTTATTGGAACATACAAATTATTCGAAATTTGAAATTATAACTGTGCTTCAAGATCTCTTAAATTTTCAAAAAGTTTTATTTAAACGCCCCGAAGGTGTATATTACCTTGAAAACACACGAAATATTTTTTATGTTTCTAAAATACAAAATTTCACTTCCGCGGTGGAAGATGACCCTTTTTTGCTCGCTTTTTACGTTAAAAATACAATCATTTTTCAAGGTAAAAGTATAGAAGAATTAATTAATGAAAATCAGAAAAATTTTATGGTTAATCTTATAGATAAAATATTTGCAAGTAAAAATATTATAGAGCTTCAAAAATATATGGTTCAATTACCTATATATTTACAAGAAAAATTATTATGCTTTAGTATAAGTCTATACAATACCAATACTTCAAATAATTTTGTACGTGATATGGTTCTAAATAACTACAGATTATATTATAAAATCGATGGACAAAATGCATTTGTATGGTTAAATCCAAACCAATACAAATGTAATAAAAATTTAAGTAATTGGAAATTATGGGTATCATGTAACCTAACTGAACAAAATAAAATTGAAAACATGAAAAAGGAACAGAAAACCTTAAAAACTATAGATAACCCGTATGGTTATATGGGGCTTTTAAATCGAACAACAAATGATTTTTGTCTTCGGAAGATTGATGGTGATGACGCAGGTGACGATAAAAGAAAACGAAATGTGGGTAAAAGATGCCAAAATTGGAAGAAAAAAGATTTGGTCGATTTGGCTGCAAACCGCCTTAAACTTGAACCTGTAGATGATTTTCTTTTTGATAATTCAGATGTTAAAAAGATGCGTGATAACCCTAAATTTAATAATATTCTTATGGCCAATGGAACTTTAAAAGACTATAAACGAGTTGCGTTCTGGAATGTTCAAGATGTTAATTTCTTATGTAGTCGTATCATGCAAAATTTTATTGACAAAAAATTGGTTGTTGATGACCCCAATTGTGGAACTTCTAAAAAAATTCGTTAAAATTATTTTATGCTTTTAAATAAGCATAAAATAAATTAAGATTTTTGCAATAGTTTAACATTAGGTCTGAGTTGAGCTAAAAGTTGTTGCAATAATGGAAAGTTGGAAAGTACTTTGAGGTCATCAAATACCTTTTTTCTTGAGATTGAAGTTATGGAGGTGCCCAACTTGTTAATGTATTCTTCGAGAAGCCTAAAGTTTTCGTTTGTATCGGCTTGGATAGTCTCGGTTGTAGTCGTTCCATCTTCTTCGGTAGTCGTGATTACTGCTTCTTTGACGAGTGGCGCTGGTAGAGGTTTTGGTACGCGAGTCAAAGCAAACCACTCGTAAAAATACCACTCGTCTCCTTTAGCTGAACGTGAGTTGTAAGTCGAAAGACGGCTTCGAAGCAACGCTTCTTTCTCTACACCTCCAGGCTTGGAACGATTTTGTTTAGCATAGTTACGCGATGTCGAGATGTACACCACTTGTAGTTTCTCTCGTTTAGTATCGTCTACTAGTAGATCTTTTAAAAGTAGTACATGTTTGTCTCTATCTTCCAATTCTTCTTTTTGGGCTTGAAGTTCGGTATCTTTAGCTTGAAGTTCGGTATCTTTAGCTTGAAGTTCGGTATCTTTAGCTTGAAATTGTCCTTCGGGCAATAAAAGCGGCAGCTTTTAAGCTTTTATGGTAGTATTCAACCATATTTTTACCCTTAACTTCGTATAAAAATAACTTGGTTGCGTTCAACCAACGTGTATTATCAGATTGATTTTATGCTTTAATTAAAGCATAAAATCAAAAAAATTACTCTTTAGAAATAAAAATTTTTCGTTCTGATTCTGGTAAAATATAGTACATAAGAAAATAATAATTACCTCCAACTAATTCAGGGTCATTCATGTTCATAAGTGATAAATCTTCATCTATAATTGGAGAAAGGCTCGCATTATCTTTAAAAATATGTTCAATATTTGAATGGAGTTTTATACCTTGAGTTTGAAGCAAATTTGTAATTAAAACTTTAAAGGTTTCATATGAGTTCAATTTTTGAATTGTATTAATTAAAATTTTAAAATTGTATTCTTCCACAATATCGGAAATTTTTTGAATATTGATTGAAAGGTCATTATTGGCCTTTAATTTTATTTTTTTTTGTTTTAGAGCCCATCCACCAAGAGATAAATAAAGATTCAATAAGTCTCTTAAGATGTATTTAAAGCTAGAATAAAATTGAATCAACTGATTATCTTGGTACCATATACATTTATTTATTTTTTCATTGTGTTTTAAAAGAAAGGTATCTCCGAACCATTTTTGATCATTTGAATTTTGACATTGAATTTTACCTAAAATATAAATATTTTCATCTTTTAAATAAATACAGGGTGTAGTGGTTTGAATCCATAAAATATTAAATAATTCTTCAAAATTATATTTCATACTTAAAAATTGAAAGGTATCACTCACTCTAAATATTTTATGACGCAAGTCATTAATATAAAGGTTATGACAACCTATAATTTGATCAATAGTATGTTTTTCTAAAAATTTTGAAAAATAATGAATTTTTTTAGGTTTCTCTATACCACTAGTCAAGTTATTTGGGTGAGAATAATTATTTAATTTTTTAAATACTATAATACCTTCGTCTGAATTATTAATTTTAAGGTCAACATTATATTGCAATGAAAGTTGATTAATTAATGCTTGAAGTAAACCTTCTTCAGACAACTTTTCTTTGCATTCATTGACATGAATTAAGGTATTATCGTAACCTTTAATACTCTTAAAACATTTTTGACAAATAAATCCAATATCTCTGTGTGTTGTGCATTTTTTAGTTTTCTGGTGCGCCACAAGCTGTTTTTTATCATCAAAACATAAATTACAATAAGTGCATTCGAACATTTTTATTATGGTTATTTTTTATTTAAAAAAAATCAATTTCTTTTATAGATAATAAATGAATAAAGATAAGTGTAATAAGTGGAAAAAAGAAAGGCTTAGTCCAAGCCCAAAAAGTCCTTTAACAAATAGGAAGATTAAACCTTTAGGTCCTGCATACAAACGTTTAGATAAAGAATGCGATATTAAGACTGTTTTCAAGGATAATTTAGATCTAGATAATATATGCTTAAAATGGCTAAAAGAGAAGCATTATAACTTGTACCAAACTATTAAATCCAAAGGACCTACTCCACCTACTCCACCACCTACTCCACCACCTACTCCACCTACTCTACCACCTACTCCACCACCTACTCCACCACCTACTCTACCACCTACTCCACCACCACCTATAACTATAACATCAATTTTGACTAGCGACGAAGATGTGGAAGAAGAATTTCTTTATACAACACTAATAAGAACAAATAACAAAGAAGAAGTAAAAAATTATTTTTCAACTTTACCTTTAGAAGAAGGAAAGGCGTGCATGTCCCAACAAAAGACTATTTTAAAATATGTGGACAATGTTAAGATTTTAGGCTTTGGTTCTTTTGGAAATGTTTATAGTGTACGAATACCTAAAACCAATATCAATATTGCAGTTAAAGAAAGTCGTCTATCATCAGGAGAATATAATAATGCTATGCTTAAAATCTACCCTATAGAATATGTTTTTAATAAATTTATAAACAATCTTATCCAAGATAAAATTTGTCCAAATTTTAGCTATACATATGCCATTCTTTTTTGCGAAAAATGCAGTTTAATCACTCACCAGAATAAAGTTATTAATACTCAATGTTCAGAAACAATTGTGGAACTTTTTGACTATACATTAAATAATCATAAAAATATGGATGATAAGGTTATTTTATCCATATTATTTCAAATATTATTTGCTGTTGCATGTATTCAATTAAAGTATGGAATGTTTCATAATGATATTAAAAAAGAAAATATATTAATTAAGGTTATACCAGCCGGAGGTTATTGGAAATATCAACTAAATAATATTAATTATTATATTCCAAATCGTGGTTATCTTGTAGCTTTAAATGATTTTGGAGTTTCACGTGTATTTATACCATCTCTTGCAAAAGAAGATTATGGTAGAAGACAATCTAAAGTTGTAAAACAAAATGGTACATGGCAATTTGAACATTTTACAACTAAATATTACCCGTTAGTTGACAAAAAAGGCACTGTCAAACGTACACCTGCCCATTATATACCTGGAACCAATAAACGTTTAACTCTTAATAAATTTTATAAAAATTATAACCCCGAACCATCTATACCAGTTGATTTAGAAAATGTGGCTGAATTTCCACCTTTTAATTTTCATTATGATATAATGGATGTTATATATATGTTTATAGGCGGTAAAAGAACAAGTCAACCCGGGGACCATAAATCTATGATGCCAAGTAATAATATTGTAAAATTGTTGTCCGACTATCGTACATTAAAAACACTTGAACCCATACCAGTTAACAGAGTGGATATGTTTTTGGCTTCGCATACCATAAAAAGATTATTTTCTTTTTATACTAACTATGTTCCAACTGGACCGCAAATAGAAGCATATAAATTATAAAATTAATTAAAATTTATGCTTATTTAAAGCATAAATTTTTCAAACTTAAAATGTTGTATAAAGGCTTGGAATAATTTTTTTAAACCCTTTTCTTTCTAGGGCAATAATAGCCTGTTCGGAAGCTTTTTTTTCAGCTTCTTTTTTGAGAGAGGCTGCACCTTCCCCGAGAAAATTATTATGAACATCATAGACTCTTGCAATAAATATATTTTTATCATTTTTTAAGATCCTTTCAGTCTTATAAATAGGATCAGCGCCCAATTGTTCTTTGTATTGATCAAATACACCTTTAAGTCGATTTTTTGAATCTACCAAAATATTGTAATCAATTTTTAGTGTATGTGGTTCAAACAACTTTAAAAGAAGTGTGTATGTTAATTGGTACGCGATACCTGGTTGACTACGGTTTGGATCTGAAAAATCATGTATTATATATTCCAATACTCCAATAAAGGCTTCAAATACATCTTCAAGTAGCATTTTTTTAGAACGATATCTAAGGTCTTCTGAAGCAGAAATAAAATTCCAAAATCCTAGACTTTCCGCAATATTGGATAAGGTGTCTTTAGATCCTAAATTTATTTTCATCCGGGCTATAATTTCAACTGCTTCTGATTTACCTCTTAAATGAGGAAATTTTTCGTACGAACTCCATACTATAAACTTACCAATAGTAGAATCCCCCATTTGTTCAAATGTTTCGTAGTTTGACTCTTCATCGGCCGTTTTTGATGTAAAAGCCATATTGTAAAATGGTAAGGTTTCACCATTAATATACATATTTAAATAATTTTGCTGCGCACCTGTATATTTAATAATATTATATAAAAATTCTTTGAAAGAGTTGTCTCTAGGACCATAATATATAGGAGAAACGCTAGTATCTTCCATCTTTATTTAAGGATAAATTTTGCTTTAAAATTTCAATTTTTTAAACCTAAAAAGGTTTAAAAATTAATATACAATTTTATACTTGAGTTCACCTTTCTTCAACTTATTTTTAGAACCACTCCAACCCGTATACTCTTTGACATACTCCCATAGGTTCTTTTT